TAGGCAGTGTTCAATGTGTATACGAGACAGATGAATACATCATCGTTGAATTGCATTGCCTTCATTTCATCGGGAGAGAGCATGGTGTAGTCTACAACACGGATTTTCATGTCTCCCTGCTCTTTCTCTACCCATGCGTGGTCCGGAATGCGGAATCCGTCTGCGGACATGGAGAAGGCCAGAAGATCGTTCTGGTCGCAAGCCTTGAGCTCGACAACGATTTTCCCGTTGTCGAACTTGCATGCAGGCAGCGTCTCATTGAAACGAATGCGCATCAGGTTGTCCTCAAGAAATTAACCTGGGATGCTTCCTTTGCGATCGCATAGAACGGAGTTGAGAACGGAAGCACCCACTCGGTAGCGGACACTGTGCGCTCGGTCGTGAATGGATCGGTAGCGGTTGGAAGCATGGCACGGCATGACACAAGAACGGTTCCGCCTTCGCCTGGTTCAACCTGTGCGTTCACAACCTGAAGCAGTGGCATGTAGAAACCCAGGAACTCACTTCCACGGGTGTACTCCATCTTTGCACTGATCTTTGTGTCGCCAGTCTGCCATCCTTTGTACAGGTCGCTGTCGTGCTTGTATACACGGAAATCAACAGTCACCTCGGAAAGTCCATCGGAAAGTGGTTCTGCTTGCGCAAGGCCACTGTTCGATGTTCCGGTTGGGATCACGCCTTCAGCTAGGCCATGGTTGATCTTGACCATGAACTCAAGCACCTGAGTAGCAACAAGAGTCCCGCCTTGTGGGCCAACAGTGAAAACACCTTGGTAGTGCTTGAAGGTATTGGCAAATGCACCAGTAACCTTTGCCCATGTGGATACGCCAGTCTTTGTCGCATCGCGGGTGAGGGATTCAGCAGTGCCAGCAAGCTTCATCTTGAGCTCTTGCTTCTGCTGCGATCCGATTTCAATGCCCTTGAATACGACATTCTTGGCGTGTTCCACGCTTGGGCCAAGTTCGCGGGCGATGTGAATGTATGGATTGATACGGTCGTCTGCGTCAAATCCGGAAACCACTAGAGCCTCTTCAGCTGCTGTATATGCCCGTTGTTCCTTTCCGCGGATCTGGAGAGGAATCAAATGCGTGTAGTTCGTTCCATTGGATTTTGGACCGTCGAGATTTTCCCAGCCAAGAGCGGAGACGATGAAAGGGAGGTCTCCAGCGGAATGCACTGTGGTAGATACTTCAACAGTAGGAACTTTTGCAACCGTGTCCTGGTAGTTTGGAGTCTGGGTTCCATTGATGTCCTGATTGACAATCACCTCAGTTCCATCGTCCATGATGCACTCGGTAACCTGCATCAGGCTACCAGCACCAAGAGTCACATCGTTTGCGCCACCATAGAGATCGGCGGCTACAGTGTTGAGCTGTTTCTGCATCTTTGCAGCGGTCTGGATGGCGTAATTCTTTGTCCGTGACATTATGTGTACTCCTCATCAAAAAAGAGAGAGAACGAAGCGATAGCCATGTACACTGGGTAAAGCTCGTCGGGTTCTGAATACAATGTAGATTTTTCTATGATGACCGATGAAGGATTTTCAAGCCAGCAGTCTGGAATTGATCCGTCCGTGATCTGGTTTCTCTCAATCTTGTCAATGATCATTTCAAGATCGGTGGCTACATCATGCTTCAATTGCATCACGGCAAGGCCAAAGTGGTCGCCTTCCGCTACTGTAGGTCTGAAAAAAAGCTGGATAGTAAAGTCGATTGATTTTCGGTTCACGATTTGCGTTTGTGTAATGGTGCGGGCCAATGGAGCAACCAGCTGGATATATGGTAGCTTGACATCGGCAATTGTGAAGGGTTCGTTCACATTATTCACAAGCCATAGTTTGCTTGGATCTGTCAGATCAAGCGTTCCGCTGTGGGCAAGAATCACATCGCGCACGTACTCAACGATTTGGGACGCCTTGCTTGTCATTTGCGCACCACCTTAAGCGGCAGGATTTTCTTCATTATACCGGCATCGGCAAGTTTACGGAAGTTTGCTCCGGCAGTGCGGAATGCAAGCATGAGAATTCTTATTTTCGATTTGTTGATATGGATTCCCATGAGTTTTCCAGTCCGTCCGGATACTTCAATCGTGGCATGGATTTCATCAGGTTTGCGCTCAATCCTGACGAGCATGTCGCTGGATTTGTTTTTACCCAGAAGCATACCGCCATGTTCCGCCCAGGTGACTGGAGAAATCGCTTGGGCCATCTGGCCTGTGCGGTTTACGATCTTGCCTTTGACAAACTTCATTTTTCCACGCTTGTCGGCCTTGTTTGCTCCGGGGATCTCGACATAGTTGACGGATCGACCTTGGATATTTGGCTTGACTGCAGCTTTTCCGCTCTGTCTATAGGTATCGACGAAGTAATCATTGTGGGCAATGGCAAGACCTATATTCATCTGGTCGGCAACGCCATCGGCAAGGCCTGACTGGAATTTCTCTACGACCTGGGCATGTCGATCCTTGAAGCGCATTCCATTCGCTTTCACCGCTTCCTTGATCGACATGGCGGTCATCATTATCTGCGACCCCTCTTTGTGGCCACAGGAACGCGCAGGACTGGTTCGGTTACAAACGGATCCATTGCTTCGGGTTGCTGTCCGATCTGCCTTACAGCCTCGTCAACAGTGGATTCCACGGGTGCATCAATCAGATCAGGACAAAAAGCGATCTTGCGAGCAATAAAGTCTTTCGCAAAAGACTCTGGAATATCATGCGTTTCGCCAGTAAGCAAAACTTTTCCAGAAAAAGAGACATTTGAAACAATTGTGATTTTCATGGTGACTCCTAAAAAAGAGGCGCATGCGAGGAGAAGCACGCATACGCCTTTTTCCGTCTAGCCTTTTTTATCAGGCATGGACAGTAATCTTAACGGTTGCATTCGGGATGCCTGGCTGCATCAGAGGAGCGGACTCAAGCTTCAGCCAGTTTGCAGATCCATCAGGTTCTTGCCACATGGATGGGAAATTCATCATGGGCTGGAGAGCTTTCATGTTCTGTACCATACCATAATGTTGGATACCTTGAACTCCAAGACCAACGACGAGAACTGTATTGTCAGGCATTACATTGGTCAAGGATTTTGTCACAGGATCAAGATACTGGAAGTTATACACCCAGATCTCAAGATCACCATACATTCCCTTGAACTGAGCTTCACCGTCAACAAAGATGGTAGGATCGATGATCGAACTCTTCAGAAGACCGCTTGGGATCCATTTTGAGTCGCGAGCCAGTACATACTTATTTTTGGAGAAATACTTGAACGCCAGATAGTCCATCACCACGACTGGAGTGCCACCGCCAGCCAGAGAAACGGTACGCGCAGCATCTTCCAGGTCTCCCTGGACATCTGCATCATACTCTCCACCAGCATTCGTATGGGACCACAGAACGCTTGCTTGATAGGCGTTACCACCTGCACGGCCAAAGGATACAGTAGCGTCAAAGCCATTGCCCTTGATGGTCTGCGTTGCGGAAACGAGAGCTTCTGCGCACATCACTTCAATTCGACGCTCAAACATGCGCATTTGATCCATAAGGATCTGACGCACAAGAGCAGCAAGGCGCGCTACTGGAGTCAGGGTTGCGCCGATCTGCTCTCCGAAACCGCGCTCAAGAGCCATGTCGGGGTGAACAATCCGCTCATCTTTGAGGTATGCTGGCTCAAGGATGTCGGACTTGAATCCGATGTTCTCGACCAGGCCAGCCTTGGAGCGAGGGTGTACGAATGGAGATACGCGAGCCTTATCTGTCTTGGTGTCAACAGTTACGCTCTTGGTAGAGGACTCGACAACACGGCCAAAGAAGAGCTTGCGGAAGAAGCTTGGAACAGGCTTGATCGTCTCAACGATCGCCACAAGCTGGTTGGTTTTCATGATATCCATGGTTTACCCCTTAGCGATTTGCAGTCGCAGGTTGAAGGATGATGCCCTTGTCGCGCAGATCATCCTTGGTGGAAGCCAAGGTATGGCCAGTGCCAAAGGTTACTGCATCGCTATTGAAGCGGCCAGTGATGTAGATGACGGTCGTCTTGTCGGCGCTCGTTGCATCAGTGTCCTCGGAGAGGATTGCGGCAGGATACTGGGATCCGTCTGTAGATGCAGCAAGGGACTTGACATACTTGCCAGAGCCAGCGGCAACGGTGATCGTGAAGGTGTCGCCCACAACAAAGTCAACACCGCCATCGGCGATGGCAAACTTGATCTGGTTGGCAAATGCTGCGCCAGCAACAATGTGGGTTCCGAGGCTGTTGCCTTTCGGATCGAACACTTCAAAGGTTCCGGCATTGCTTGCGGCTGTGATGCACACTGCGGTGTATGCGCCAAGCTGGCAACCGGCCAGACGAGGAGTGGTCGCATCAGGGGTCAGTGCACCCTTGGTAGCGATGGAGGATGCAGTCACGCCAGCAAGAGTCACCTTGCCAAGCAGAGTTCCTGCGGTGAGGCTACCAGCACCGGAAAGAATGACACCAGTGTCACTCGCCCCGAGGTCGATAACGAGATCAAGCGGCACCAAGGTGCCGTCTGTCGTGTAGGATGGTTGATTGCTCATGGTTTTTTCCTTGAGGGAGTGATGGGATTACTTGATGTAATTCTTTTCTTTCAGCTCTGAAAGAGCTTCAACAACAGGGTCTTTTTCCTCTGCTTCGGACTTCGCAGCGGATGCCGCAACTTTGCCGTTGACTTCTTCAGCAGACTGAAGTTGATCAAGGACAGCCTTGCTTGCATTCTTGACGGAGGCAAGAATCTTGACGCTTGCCTGCTCAACAGAGTCTCCATCTTCAATGCACTTGGCAACAACAGATTCAAGACCTGGAATGCAGAGAGCCTGGACATCAGAAATACGCTTGCGCTCGGAAGCGACAGCATCGCTGGATGCCTTTGCAATGGATGCTTCTGCATCTTTCATTGCTTCTGTTTTTGCGGATGCCTTGATAGACTCCACATCGATGGAAGCCTTTCCTTCTTCAAGGATTTGGGCAAAGACTTGCGGAGCCTTGTTTTTGATGTCTTCGATTGTGTACATGTCTTCCTCGCGTGAAGTTTTTTTATTCAATAATTTCAAAATAGCAATTTTTTCCTCGGTGGAATAACTTTCTTTTTCATGTTTCCCGTTCTGGAAATATTTCTTTAGCTCTTGAATATTCATCGACGCAAACGCCATTGCTTTTGGTGTTGAAATTGTATCGACTTCTTCGGTCGCAAACTTTTTGGCAACAGCATCGCTTGCCGTCATATAGGTTTCTGCGTCCATCAGTTTTGAAATCTGCTTCGCGTCCATGCCTGTTTTCTGCGCATAAATTCCATTCAGGGATTCAGCGAGCATGTCAAGAACATCAGCAGTTTCGCGGAGTTCGTCTCCATTTCCCGCTGCGTAAGTCCATGGATTATGGATCATCATCATGGATCCCTTTGCCATGCGGATTCTATCTCCAGCCATGGCAACCACGGAAGCGATAGATGCTGCGATGCCTACTACAGTAACGGTCTTTTCACCGATATAGGATTTGATTTCGTGATAGATCTGGAGACCTTCGAAGACGGACCCGCCAGGAGAAGATATTACGATGTCTAGGGCTTCCCCTGTCTTTGCGGCTTGAGCGATCTGCGCCCGAACTGAATTCGCAGAAGTTCCCCAATATTGATCAATCGCATCAACAATATTGATTCTCATTTGTCATCACTCCCGTTTTCACCGGTTTCATTTTCTTCAGAATCTTCTTTCTTGTCTTCAAGCTTTACGCCTTGCGATCCAGTTCCACCACCGGACATCACTTGACCATTCGGGCCAATCGGTGAGCTGATCATGCCTGGGTTCACAATGAATGGCATCTTCCACTGCAATTCAAGCTCCTGCGCACGCTGTTGCAGATTCTCCTGCCAGTCTCCGCCCTTCGCCTGGCAGATATTCTGCAGAGTCTCAATGCCCATGCTCATGTTCTTGAAATCCGCATCAGCTTCGACGCTTGGATTGAGAGATCCCATCGCAGGACCAGACCACTGCACCATGGAGTAAGCCATGCGCGTGATTGGATTCTGGAAAAATCCGGGAGCCTTCAGAATTCCTCGGGCAATCGACTCCTCAAGGAACCATCCCCAGACAATGTTGTTGAACATGTGCGACATGAATTCAACATTGTTTTCCCATGTCTTTTTTGAATCAAGCTGCGAAGCCCTTGCGCTTGTGTAAGAACTCGAATAATAGAGGATCAGGACTTCGTATGGTATCCCCAAGGAAACACCAACCTGGCGCACGATAGCCTCGAAGAAAGGACTGAATGCGGCGTTTGGTCTGGTTGGGGTAAGGTTGTCAATTTTTTCACCAGGCTCTAGGTTTACCATGGTGCCAGACGCAAGCTTGATGATGTTTGTTCCTGGAGGCGCGATCGGCGCGCTTCCGTTTACCGTAACTCCAGAGCTTGTATTCACCTGTCCAGGAAGTTGTCCGGGCAGAACAGGAACACCAGCCTGCTTCTCACTTGTCACGGCAAGCGCCAGCTTGCTCGTGACGACCGCTGCAGTCAACTCAGCCTCGGTAAGGCGCTGGAGTTGTTTCAGTTGCTCAATGACTCCGGCCAGGAAAGGGATGCCTCTGCTCTGATCTGGTCTAAGCCGTTCAAAAACATGGATCATGTCTTTCGCGTCAACAGAAGACCATGTGACAGGAATTCCCGAACAGTCGTTTGGATTTCTGCTCGCGATGTGATACTTGATGGGCTCGCCATTTTTATTGCGTTCAATGCCGGCAACCATCGTTTCAGTATCTGGCATCTTGTTCGGATTGCAGACGCGATCAGCCTCAACCACCTGAAGCGTAAGTCCAAGGAACCCATCGCGTAGAATAAAACGGCGAAGCACGAATGCATCACCGCTTTCAAGATATGATCGGAAAACAAGCCTTTGCAACTGCCAGAAGTTATTTGTTCCCGTCACATCGGCGTTTTTTGAATCAGCCCAGAGCCAGAAAAGATTTTCAGCATCCTTCTGCCATTGGTTTACTGATTCATCGGAAAGAGTCAGGAATGGGCGCAATACCCTCGACTGCGGTTTCATTCCTGTACCGACGGAATTGGTTACGCTAGTTTTGATTGCGCCCGCACCGATAGTAGAGTTTCGAGCCAGATCCCTTGACTGGCCTCTGAGCTGCGGGATATCGTCAAGAGTGTCGGAGTCTGCGGACTGTTCAGGGGTGTTCCACCCGATCATGTTGCGGTTGTCGCCACGGGTCGATTCAAAGTTTCCACCATACGCCTGTGGCTCAATCGTTTTTTTAGAAAACAAACTCACGAGTGCTGATTTGATTCCCATAAATCCTCAAAAGACAGGCAGAGTGAACTGAATCCCGGATCCACGGGTCTCGGCGAGATATCGCTTGTGCCAGAAATTGAACTGCTCCTGGAGCTTTCCGATGTCGGCGCGGGTATAGGTCTTAGATTCTGGACCCTCTCCGATTGTGTACGACTGTGAGTTTTCCGCAATCTTGATGATTGCAGTCTGATAAATTTCGCACATTTCAAGGTTTGTTTTGAGCGCCATATCCGAAATATACATCCCTTTTATCTCCGGAGCAAATCAGGTTTCCTGTACAATTCGGGCTTTTTTCTGTTGCGCCGGCGTCTCGAACGAGTTCACGATGTCGTCAATGCCCACGCCTATGGATCTGAGAGCGGCAAGTGCGTACACCCTGCAGTCAAGAGCCTCGTTCCTATTCCGGATCTTGACATACACCTTCAAACCCTTCTTGTATTGACCTTCCTCGGAGGTCAACTGCTCAAACCATTCCTGGGGGCGTCCAACCGGGAAATGCATGCTTCCAGGAGTTCCTGGTTCGCTAGTCAGGCGTCCATAGATCAGGTCTTTGCAGGCGTTGGTACCAACCAGATAAAGGTCGATGCCTGCCTTTTTCTGGTAGCTCTTCTCGCTGCAGATAGGTGCCTTGGGATCTGAGGATCCTTTGCAAGCAAATACACCCATGGATACACGGGACCGCGCCCAGGCGTAGATCCGGTCCATGTGCTCTCCATTTCCTGAGTCGATAAAGATTCGGAAAGCATTCAGCAGGACGCCGGACTTGTGCTTGAAAGTACGCATGACAACAGCGTCAAGAAGCCCCCATATCTCGTCACCAGTAGGGTCTCCTGGGATGATGTCGTATGAAAGGGACCAGCTCTCTTCCTTTCGCCCCCATCCCACAAACTCAACCTCAATACGGTTGCGCTGCACATCGATCCCGCAAGTTATGACATGAGCCCCATCCGGCATCGCTCCGGTTTCCCAATTCTCACACCGGTTCATGAGTCCGGAGTGGTCAATGCGTTCGCCGCGCTCTTCGAAGGTTTCGCCCAAAACAGTGTTCACGAATGTCTTCAGCTTCAGCTTGTCGGATTTGCTATCCAAGAACTCACGCGCGATATTTGCCCAGGTTGCATTTGGTGATGAGCTATAAGCGGCCCAAATGAAAAAACCAACGAGACCAGGTTTTTCAGATTCTTTGGTCGGCCTGAATTCGCCCTTCGAGATCATGTCGTATTTCTGTGAATTCTCAATCTGAAATTCGCAAGACTCGCACACATACCGGACATCCTGTGGGCGTCCTTCTGGCCATTTGAAATTCGCCCACTTCAGGGTCTGCATGTGACCGCACTCAGGGCACGGAACGAAATACATGCGCATGTCGGTCCGGTCATACCAAGACTCTATGCGCGAATGGTTTTTGATTGTCGGAGTCGATCCAAGAATTATTTTCCTATTCCAGTAATACTCGCTTCTTCGCATGCCCAAGCTGATCTGGTCGCCCTCTTCTCCTGCGCTTTCTGGATATCCGTCGATCTCATCGAACAGGACAACACGCCTGGATACGCGACGGAATCCACGCGGTGAGTTTGCACCTACCATTGCGATGATGCCGCCAGGAAACGATTTCGAAAGGATGGTGTTGTTTGAGTCCTTTGATTTCATTTCTGAAACGAGAGGCGTAAGCACCTTCGTGTCTCGTATCATTGGCGCAATCTCTTCCTTCGAGTATCCTTCCGCATCGTCAAGGGTTGGCTGCACTACCATGATCGAACATGGATCCTGATGGATGTGGTATCCGATCAGGTTGTTTATCATTTTGGTATATCCAATTCTGGCGCTTTTCTTAACCACGATGATCTCGTTTTCAGGATCAGTCATAGCGTCCATGATCGGCTTCTGGTAAGGCAGGGTCCTCCATGGACCCTCATGTGCAGAACTTTCCGCACTCAGGAAAGCAAATTCGTCCGCCCAGTCGGAGAGGCACATGCGCTTCGGTGGCCGCCAGCACTCGGAAACTGATTTCAGGATCTCAGAGGCTTGTGCCATTTGCCAAATCCTCTAGCGTTTCGTGACAAACACGCTCGATAAGAGACACCACTGGAACAGGCAGGTCTGAATACCGACTTTTGCAGAGTGCAGGGATTCCCATGATGCGCGTTTTTGCTGCCGTCACAAGTTTTGCCATCTCAAACTTCACTTCTTCGGCATTTACCATTACCCCAACCTGCGTCTCGTATTTCAGCTGGGCAAGTTTTGCCTCGAATTCCTCTCGTTCAGCTCTTGCATCCCCATAACGACCACCTCCTGATCTGGGGAGCTCGGTCGGCTCAAAATCGGCGTTTTTAGTGGTGCCAGACATGAATTTTGGCTGTTTCTTCTCTGATTTCTGCGTTTTATTGCTGATTTTTGCGGTTTTCTTCTGTTTTTTAGGCTTTTCTGGCTTGTTTTTCACAGTTTCAGGTGCCAAAACAACAGAAGACGACTCGTGTTCAAGAAGGACAGGCACCTCGTCCATGCGATCGCTGGTTGGAATTGTGATTCGTGGACAGTCCTTATCACGGCCTCTCCCACCCTGTGACCCAACAAATGACCGCTTTCTGACGTCTCCGGATGCGTTCCAGACCATTTTCACAGCATCCCAGTCCACCAGAGGCCTGCCAGAGGAATCGGTTCTCCCAGCGATTCCTATGCGCCCTGCCTCGACAGCCTTCCGGACGGCAGTATCCGAGACACCCAGGCGCCTTCCGCATTCTCGATATCCAATTAGGTCCATTTGCAAACTTCTCCTGATCGAAATATAAGTTCGCAAACTTGAAAATGGATAGAGAGCCAAAAACAGGTTTGCAAACCGATACTAAAAAAACTCTATCTAGTTT